CAAGCGCAGAAATTTTCAACAAAATGGCAGAAAGAAGCACCACGCCAAACGTTCGCACTGCAAACGCAGCAGCGGTAACCGGTGAAGACGAAAGCATTAAGATTCGCAATGCTATGAGCGATGCTCTTATGCACCGGTCTAAACCTGGTAGTGTTGAGCTAAAAGATCAGGCGCACGATTATAAGTATATGAGCATGTTAGACATGGCCCGTTCTTGCCTCTCTGCTAAAGGTGAAAATGCTGGAAGGTATGCACCAAGTGAAGCCATTAAGCGTGCTATCTCCACAACAGATTACCCGATCTTACTTAACAGCACTGTTGAAAGGGCTATTCGTAGGACTTATGATGCTATGCCGGTTGAATGGAAATCAATCGCACAGCAGACTACAGCAAAAGACTTCAGGGAAAAGACAGGTATTGCAGTTGAGGGAAAAGTAACCTTTGAAGAAATTGCAGAAGGTGGAGAGTATAAAAACTCCTACATGAAAACCGTTGATTCTGCAAAGATTAAGTTGAAAACTTACGGACGTAAAATCACCATCACCAGACAGGCAATTATTAATGATGATTTAGATGTATTCAGCAAATTGCCCGCAGAAATTGCGCGCGGTGCTGCTAACTTTCAGGCTGATGCTGTATGGGGCTTAATCATCAACAACGGCAAAACTCCTGACGGCAAAACAATATTTCATGCCGATCATAGCAACTTGGCTGCAGGTGCGTTAAAGACTGCACCAAGCGAAGCGACTTTATCAGCTATTCGCACTGCAATGTGGCGTCAAAAATCACCAGCCGGAGAGCTAATGCCATTAGCGCCTAAATACTTGATCATTCCTGCTGAACTGCTGACTACATCTGAAAAACTTTTAACCGCAATCATTGCGAATGTAACCGGCGATGTAAACATTTTCGCTAACAAATTCCAGATCATGACAAGCCCACGCCTTGTCAGTTCGACAGAATGGTATATGGCAGCAGATCCCCAATCAACTGAAGGCCTTGTATATGCATACCTGGAAGGAGAAGAAGGCATTTTTGTTGAAAAAGAAATCAGCTTCGACAACGATAGCGTTGTAACCAAAGCGCGTTTGGATTTTGCAGCCGCTGCATGGGATTACAGGGGCTGGTATAAAAACCCCGGCGCTTAATCTGGTCTATCAAACACTATTCAAGTAAACAATTTTAATTATTAACCGGGCTTAGCGGCCCGGTTTAACTCGAATACAGATGAAAAATTTTGTTGCAAACGGAAATTCTTTGCAGATCACAGCGCCTGTAGGTGGCGTCGTAGGTGGTTCAATATATGCGCAAGGTAAAATCATTGGTGTTGTTGTAGCTGATGCCGCCGAAGGTGACAGATTTACTTTAAACGTCACAGGTGCTTTCAGTGACGTTCCTAAAGCTACCGGTGAATCCTGGGCGGTTGGTGATATGCTTTATCTTAAAGCAGACGGTACAGCATTAACCAAAACTGCATCAAGTAACACCTTTGCAGGCTATGCCTACGCAGATGCGCAATCTGCAGATGTTTTGGGAAGTATTCTTTTAAGCCATTAATCATAAAGCCCTTACACTGTAAGGGCTTTACTAAATAACATGAGCCTTTTCAACAGCATACAGGACGCAATATTTGACACTGTTACTACAGTGTTTGGAGATGTTGCAACCTGGTCCCCCTACGGTGGCGGCGATCAGCAAAGCGCTGACATACTTTATAAAGATTCATCCGAAAAGTACGGCATTAGTGATAACGACTATGACGTAACTGAATACAAGATGGAGTATAAGGCCGGGGTTTTCACGGGGCTTATGGAATCAGTTGATGAAGGCAATTTAGAAACTGTGAGTATCGGCGCACAAGATTTTTTTGTACGTAAGGTTATCGCAAAATTTGACGGAAAGACATTTGTAGCAACTCTTAACATCAAATGAATTACGGCACCGCTGAACAGGAAATAGCAGATAGGCTCAACGGAAAGTTTGCTGAAAATGGAATAGCCAATTTATATGAGGCTGCACCAATGCCAGAAAACGAAAAGGATGCAAAAGCCTGGTATAATAAAATTGAAGTAGCCAGGGCAGCAGTTCAATACATAGATAGCTTCTATGAACCTGACAAAGGATTAGATAAAGCATACATCGAAGAACGCGCAAAGTTCCGGGTAACACTTGAATCAAGGAAGCTAAGAGGGGATGGCGGTATTTACACTCTTATTGAACTCGTAAAGCTTTACTTAATAGGCTTCAAGCCAAGTAACGCAGATCGCCTTACTGTTGTCAAATACGCTCTGTTGCAAGTGGATGAAAATTCAGTGCAACCTTATCTTGAGTTTGAATGTAAAACCCTGAATGCGGAACTAAGCGGCGAAGACACAGAACCCGTGTTATCGCCTGGTGCAACTTTTACACAAATATCATTCGCAGAGCAATTCAGCAACTAACTATCCAATCAAACAAAATTTTAAAACCTCAAATACTTTTACATGGCAGCGTCTTATTTACACGGCGTCGAGACTATAGAAATTTCTTCCGGTGTTCGTACCGTGCAGGAAGTTAAAACGGCTGTGATAGGCCTTGTAGGCATTGCTCCAACAGGTCCAAAAAACACACTTACCATTGTGCGCAACGATGAAGATGCCGCGCAATTCGGTAAATCATTACCTGGTTTCACAATCCCGCAGGCATTGGAGCATATTCTTTTGCAAGGCAGCGGCACTATACTGGTAGTAAATGTTTTTGATGCTAATACGCACACGACAGCAGTTGCAGACGAAAGCAAAGCTGTTACAGAAGGCAAACTTAAGCTTGGCGCGGCTCCTATAGGTCCCGTTACTTTGAAAAAGGCAGATGGTACGGCTTCAACGTATGTACTTGGTACTGACTATCAGTTAGACGCATACGGAAATTTTACCGTTATCAAAGGCCGGATTGCAGAAAATGAAACAATCAAATTCAGCTACAAAAAACTTAACGTCAATGGCGTAACCGATGCCGATATTATTGGTGATATTGGCGCGGACGGCATCCGTAGCGGTGTTAAAGCCTTTGAAGCTTCTTTTAATAAATTTGGCTATAATCCAAAAATATTAATAGCTCCAAAGAAAAGCTTTTCACCAGCCATTGCGCATGCATTATTAGCAACAGCCGAAAAGTTACGGGCTGTTGTACCGTTGGATTGTGCTCCGAATTTAACGGTACAAGATGTGATTGAATCACGCGGTACAGAAAGTACAACATCTTTCTTTACTTCTAACCCCCGCGCAATCCTTCTTTATCCTTACGTAAAGGCTTACGATGCAGCCACAGATACAAACGCTGATGTTCCTTTTTCAGGTTTTTTCGCAGGTATGTTGGCTAAAACAGATCGTGATTTTGGCTACTGGTTTTCACCGTCTAACAAATTAATGAATGGTGTTACAGGCCTAACTATGGAGTTATCCGCAAGCATCAACGACCCGGATTGTGATGTAAACGTTTTGAATGAAGCAGGCATTACGACTGTGTTTAATTCCTTTGGAACCGGTTTTTTATCCTGGGGCAATCGTAATGCATCTTTTCCTACCAGCACTTCGCCCCTAAACTTTATTGTAATGCGTAGAATTGCGGACGTGGTGCACGAAAGCTTAGAGCAAGCAGCAATGCAATTCACGGACAGGCCAATTAATCAAGCCCTAGTAGATGACATAAGGCAAACAGGTAACAACTTTATTAAAGTACTTACAGGACGTGGCGCACTTATCGAAGGTTCAAAAGTGGTGTTTGATCGCACTGATAACCCTGATACAGACTTGGCGCAAGGAAAAGTAAAATTCAGGATTATTTTCATGGGTGCTACACCTGCAGAACGTATAACGTTCTATTCTGAAATAGATATTTCCTTGTATTCCTCCTTGAAATAATTTTTCCAAACAAGCAATAAACGGCAGCAATGAGTAATAACCTTGTAAATAAAGTAACAAACTGTAACATCTATTTGGATGGTACCAGTTTCATGGGCAGGGCGGAAGAAATAAGCACGCCTGAAGTAATGCCCAAAATGACCGACCATAAAGCGTTAGGTATGGTTGGCGAATCAGAGCTAACCGCAGGCCTTCAGAAAATGACCGCTAAAATCAAATGGAATGCGATTTACCCGGATGTAATGAAGAAAACCTATGACGCATTTACAGCGGTTAGGCTCATGGTTCGGGCGAACGTAGAGACCTGGGAAGGCGGTTCAAGAACAGCGCAAAAAGCGGCTGTTATCTACTTAACAGGAACCTTTAAAAAAGCAGGGGGTGCAAACTTCAAACCACAAGACAACGTGGAAATAGAAAACGAAATGAACGTCATAGCCTATAAGCTGGAAATTGACGGCGAAGAGATTGTAGACATAGACGTATTAAACAATATTTGGCGCGTTAATGGTGTGGATCAGTTGGCGACATACAGGCAAAACCTGGGCCTTTAATTAATCATTGGCCCTGCAACATTGCAGGGCTATTTTTCTTTAGTAATCAAAACTTAAAATCCAAAACAAATTATGAATTTACTTCTTGACAATGAATTACCAGCAATAGAAGCCTTTGAAGATGGCAAACATGAGATTAGAAGCACAGATGAAAAGGGTAAACCCGTTGCTTATGTATTGTTAAGTGATAACACGATAGCCCGCGTAAAAACAGGAAGGGGCGGAGACGTAGAAGCCGCTACGCTTATTTCCGGCGGAAATCAAAGTAAATACTTTTCTGCGCTTATGGCCGGTTGTGTAACTATCAACAAAGTGCCTGTTATAATGGAAGACCTTTCCGAATTAGACATGAAAAGCTATATGCGCATACAGGTTGCGTTTGCTGACATAAATTTTTAGTTAGTGCCGAAAACGTTATGTTTTTGGCACACTTCGCACACACAAGCCTTTCAGAACTATTAACCTGGTCAACGGATAAATTAATATTCTGGTTTAAACAGGCACACGAGTTATACGAAAAGTTAACCCCAAAGAACGAGCAATAGCAAATGAGTGGTGCAGAAATGAAAATAGCGGTTATTCTGTCTGCTTATGATAAAATGAGCAACGTTATAAACTCCGCCGTTAAAAAATCCACAGATAAACTAAAGTCATTTTCCGCAAGCGCTGATAAGCTTGCGGAAAAGTCTTTTAATACCGGCAAACAACTTGTTGCAAGTGGCCTTGCCATCGGTGCGCCTATATACAAGGCCATTGATGCAGCCACAGAGTTTGAAACCAAAATGGTAGACATACGTAAGCAGATGGCAGAAGATACGCCAACAGCGGTTAAGGGTATGACGAACGATATTTTTAAGCTTAGTAAGCAATTGCCATTAGCTACCGGTGAAATACAAGAAATGATTGCTTCAGGTCTTCGCATGGGTATAGCGCAAGACAAGATCATAGACTACACGAAGCAGGTTACAAAAATGTCCGTTGCCTTTGATATGGGTGCCGGTGAAATTGCGGACAGTATGGGAAAGATTGCGAACGTGTTTAAAATCCCTATTGATAAGGTTGGTGAATTTGCCGACACTATTAACTACCTGGATGATAATACAATGGCAAAAGGGCCTGATTTAATTGATGTATTACAGCGCATCGGCGGTGCGGCGAAAGCGCTTAAGCCAGATCAGGCGGCAGCAATGGCATCAACGATGCTTTCATTAGGTGAAAGCGCTGAAACTTCGGGGAGTGGTTTAAGTGCGATGCTTAACAGGTTAGGCGCTGCAACTATGCAAGGGAAAAAGTTTCAGGAAGGGTTAAGGATGTTGGGTATTAGTGGTGAAAATCTACAAAAATCCATGTCCAATAGCTCAACCGCACAATTTGCCATTATGGATGTGTTTGAAAAAATTAACGGCCTCAAACCCGAAAAGCAAACGGAAGCATTAATTCGACTGTTTGGGCAAGAGCACGGGCCAAAGTTGCAAAAGCTTGCTAATAACGTGGGTGAACTAAAGCGGCAAATGAACCTTGTAAATGGTGCTCAAAAAGGCAGCATGGATAGAGAGTATCAAAAGCGCGTAGCTGCTACAGCGGCACAAATGCAGATATTTAAAAACCGGATTCATGAACTGTGGATAAAGATAGGCA